TTATTGCTGTTCTTCTGCGTAGATGCCGCCGCTGATAAGAACACCGGCGACAAGACGCTTACCGAAGAGAAGATTGACGCCGTTCCCCGCTGCAGACTGGTTGATTGGGGAGCCAAACGAATAGCTTTTCCGGGAATCGCCGGAGTCCATCGTCATGCCCTGAGTGCCGCTGGGCGTGAGCATCTGGACAACGCCCCCAAGCATCATCGCCGCCCCCATTTTGTAGAGGAACGGCGAGGCCACTGCTGCTGGCGTAAAGCTCAGCGCAAAGCCAACAGCTACCAGCACAGCGCCGAAGATGGTCTGGAACACTCCCGCCTTTTTACTGCCGATAATGACCGGTGCAATCCTGATAACTTCATGCACACCGTTCAGGTGCAGCTCTTCTGCAGTCACGTTGCGGGAGCCGTTAAACACGCTGTAGGTCACGCCGCGTCCTTCACTCGTATCGAGCCAGCGCTCAAAGCCGGGGAGCATGATACAAAGCGCCCTGATAGCCTCCCGCACCGAGGAAACGGAAAGGCGGTGCTCACGTCCAAATAAAGTGCCGAGCTTGCCATAGAGCCGCACAAGCACGATTTTCTCAACTGTGTTCATCGCCATTCTGGTACCTCAGTGTCAACATTGTTCTCTCGCGCCACATGCCGCCGTAGGGAACGACTTCGCTCAGTTTGCCGTACATGTGGTGCAGCATTTTCCCGTCGCCCAGATAGATGCCTGCATGGTTGATTTCTTCTGCCTTGTACTGCATCAGGATCACATCCCCTACCTGCAGTTCGTCGGCGTGAGAATAAAATCCCGCTTCGGCATAGTGTTTTACGTAAAGGTTTTCGCCGCGCGTCCACCAGTTGTCGTCACGGTGAAAATCAGGCAATTCGATGCCCCGCTCCTGCTGATACCAGTCCCGGATGAGCCCGTAGCAATCCCAGCTGCCGTGTATAAAGGGCCGCTTGAGAATCGGTGGTGTATCTGCCGGTGTTGTCACCGTGTACTCACCGCCTGGCCACGACATGATCACCCAGGGCAATCCGGAGTCATGGCACGACTTCAGGTCGTCGGAGGAAGCGTGCGGCCCCGCATCCGGATGTGAATGAACGATGGCCAGCACCTCCCCCATATCCTCCGCATCGGCCCAGGCCTGCGCAGATATCATGAAGTGCTCAGAGGGATTTTTGTGTGAATTACTGCAGGGGATGTACCGGCGCTGGCGAGTGGCACGAATAATCAGGCCACAGCATTCATGGGGATAGGCTGCAGCAGCGTGTTTTTCAATGGCGCTAATAAGTCGCTGGCTCAGCATGATTAAATCCTCGTGATCGCAATCGCCGGAAAGCCGCCAAACGGCAGCTGCTCATCTTCCCCCCAGCGCAGCTTGCAGCCTGCGACCGTTCCGGAGCAGACATCATCTGCAGGGTTATCAACCGGGTTGCCGAACTTGTCGAAATACTTCGTGCCGGTGTAACCGCAGTCCGCACCCCGATACTGGCCCTGCAGGCACCAGGCGCAGCGGCTGGTCATTTGCCTAGCCGGAACCTTCTGCCCGGTCACGTCGACAGGCGAGCTCAGCTTGAACTGAACGTCCGTTTCGTTATCTGCAGTTTTGCTGTCGATGTAAAACACCTCCAGCTGCTCGGCTGTCGGATCGGCCTGGGAGTTCCCGTCCGGGAAGTTGCTGGCATCGAGGTAATGCGCATACGTTCGGTGGATGGTGACCTTTGCCTGCTTCATATCCTGAAAAAGGTGGCACAGCGCGGAGATCGAACCGTCCAGATTACCAACGGATAATTTTGGCGACACAGGCGTTCCGTCACCGTTGGCTTCAATATCCTCAATCTGGCATGGCCAGAGATCGTATCTGATGCCCTGCCAGTAAATCGGCTTACCCGGTAGCTTCGATTCATCATCACCGGCAGCGAGAACTTCTTCTTCCGTGTACGCTACTGCGTGATTGTGGAAATAGAGAACATCGGCACCGAAGGCGGTGCCGTCAACTTCGAACAGGGTGATCTGATTGCCGGGCTCGAGTTTTTGATCGTCAGCAGTAATGCTCATCGCTTCCTCACGTAAAGGACACTACACCAATAAAAAACCCCGTAATCCGGGGTTTCATATGAATGGATGAATAATTAATTGGTTAGCTTTGCACTATTGGCTCGGCCCGATATGCCGTTGAGAAAGTGACTGATATAGTCATTCGCGCAAAATCAAGAACTGTGACTTTCAGTTGTGATGCGCGGTAGAGACCAAGTTCACCCAACGGGTTGGTCCATTTGAATGCTTTGACTTCGCCATGCTCGCGCAAAAACTTGAGCACCGGCTTCATATCCTCATTCATACCGGTGAACGTTAATGGCCATGATTGCGTCTCCGGGTTAATGCCCTCTCCGGTTACTGCCTCATAGCCATCGCCGTATTGTACGCTGCTGGTTCGGTACTTAAAGTCTCCCACGGGGCCATTACGCGGAGACCAGGTAAACGTCTGCAATGCCATCAGGCCGTCCTCATTTTGGTGTCAATCATGCCTCCGTTGGCCAGTTCGCGATCAAGCGTTTCAATAACAAACTGCTTAAGTCGGGCTTTGGTCTCGCTGGTCAGAAGCTCCTGGCTTTTTGAGGAAGGTTCCTGGCTCCCGCCGCCCTGCTGAATGACCTGCAGCGGAATAGTTAAAGAGAAATGCAGGTTGCCCTGGCCAGCAGAGGGCTGCGAATACGAGTCTCCGGATGGTTTTGCCACGCCGCCACCGACCAGACCCCCTTCGGCGTAGCCGTTGCCGTAAGTAAGCTGATTCAGGAAACTGAGCATGCCAGGCTTCTTGACCACAGATTGCGGAACCACCCATTCGCCACGGTGAACCACACCGGCGACGTCATGCTTGCCGCCGTCGCCGGTATAACCCCCGTCAGCCCAACCGAACCAGCTGCTCACACCCAGCGCTGAAGCACCGGATTTGATAGCGTTCAGCATCAGCATCTTCGTGATCATCTTGCCAATATCGTCGATAACGGATACGGCCAGCGATTTGAACTCTCCCTTTCCCTTCGACGCAACATTCCAGAGGGCAGTACCCATGCCATCCATCGCGTTTATGGCAATGTCGCGAACCTGGGTGAACTGGTTTTCAGCGTTAAATCGCCAGTCCGTCAGCCCTTTTTTCATCCCGTCAAACGATGACCCTTCTACCTGCTTTTTCCGCTCTGCACCGCTACGGACAATTTCCAGCTGCTTCTGCTCTTCATCCCTCAGCACCTCAGTTTGTTTTCGGTACAGTTCGGAACTGTGATCGGAAATCGTTTTATCCTGCTCTTCCCGGAGCTTTGCAAAACGCTCCCGTACCTGCTGCTCTGCTACCATCTGGTCATAGGCATCGGAGCTCATGGTCATCTGGGCGACACTGTTAGCATATTCCTGCTGCAGCTGCAGCGTTGAGCGATAAAGCTCCTGGTTCTGCTCCTGAATCTGAAGGCCGAGTTTGCGCTGCTGGTTGGCTTTATCCAGGCTGGCGTTAATCTCCAGCTGGTGACGCAGCTCCGTTTCCTGCGCCAGAATGCTGCGCTGGCCAGCGGTCAGGATACGCTTCTCCTTGAGGTCAGCGATTTCCTGGTTGAACTGCGCCAGTTTCTTTTCCGACTGCGTCAGCGTCTCGGTCTGTTCGTTCTGGGACCGCAGCGCGGCCTCTTCCTGGCGAAGCTGATTCAGGCGCGTGGTCGCAGCATCGTCGCTGTACGCCTTCTCGCGGGATTTTTTCTGCTCGGCATACATTTTGTCGATGCCGCGCATTGCCTGCGTGTATTCAGCCGTTCCTTTGGTGAAATTGGCATTAACAAGCGCAACGGCATCGGCCCGCTCTTTTTCACGCGATGTCCCGGCTTTTAGCAGCCCTGAAAGCGTGTTTTCGTCCTTCAGACGCTTCGAAATTTCTTCACGCTGCTTTTTCTGTGCCTGATATTGCTTTTCCGCCTCTTCACGCTGCTTGATTGCCGGGTCAGGAGTGGTATCGAGATCAACACCTGCACCCGCAGCCATCGCCTGCGCGGTGGCTATGTGCGCGTCTCCCATCGTTTTAAACGCATCTGCGACAAAATCTTTCAGCGATTTCCACGCGCTTTTCAGCCCACCTACGTTCGATTCCTGCTCCTTGAGTTTGGTATCAAGGTCATTCATCGCCGCCTGCTGCAGCAGCGCCGTTGCTTCAGAGGTTTTCCCCTGGCGCTCGAGCGTGACTATCTGGTCTATCATGCTGCCGTTGAGCAAAATCCCCTGGTCGGTCAGCTTTTGAAGCGCCTGCAGCGGATCGCCTTTCAGGCTCGACAGCAGCGACACGAGATCGTCGGAGCTCTGCCCGATTTCCTCCATTCGCGTGCCGAGGCTGGCGACCTGCTCCAGCATATTGCCACCGAAACCCGCCGACACGGATGCCGTAACCGCCTTAACGGCGCGATCTGAATCACCGAGGCTGGAGGTCAGGTTCTGCAGATACATCACCGACATAACGGACTGCTGGCCGGATTTCTGTAACGCCTGCGTATACCCTTTAATGACCGCTTCGCTGTTGGAGTAGGCCGAGTAAATCGCGGTCACCGCACCGGCGACGGCAATAACGGCCAGCCCGACAGGACCGCCGACCATCGCCATTGCGCCGCGCAGCAGGCCTGCACTGGCTGCAGCAGCTCGCTGGCCAAGAGATAACTCCTGGCTGGCCACGGCGAGCTGGCGCGTTGAGGTGGCCAGCTGCTGCTTCCCGGCAGACTCGGCGATATCAGCCGCCAGCACCGTTTTCGTCGCTTCTGCAAGGCTACCCTTCGCCTTCGCTTCAGCAAGATTCGCCTCCTGAATGGTTCTGGCATTTTTAACGTGCTCGGCCTCATAGCTGACGGCCAGCCCATACTGCTTGTTCACCTCGGCCTGTTTGGCAAAATGCTCATCGAGCGCAAAGGCGCGCTCGCGGTCGGCACGGGCGGCTTCAATGGTCTTAACCGCGATATTCTGCTTCTCGATAGCTTCAGCACGCAGCTGCCTGGCGTTCTCTATCGAGCCCTGCGCGGCGCTTATCTGCGCCTGGGTAAACTCAATCTGGGCCTGTCGCTGTGATTTCAGGCCCGTAATACTGTTATCCAGCGCGGTGCTCATACCCTCGCTGAGGGCCGAAACCAGCGCCGTCGTGATAGAACTTCCGGCAACCGTGCTGCCAGCTGAAATGTTGGCCAGCAGACCGCGCATTTCATCCAGCCCGGTCAGCCGTTTGTCGACCGTTTTGCCAAGCTTGTTAAAGTCGGCGTCCAGCCCGGTAATCCCCTTGCCCAGCCCTTCAAACGACTGCCGGGTTTTCTGATTGTCCGTCTGGACTTTCCTGTTAAATTGCTGGGCGCTGCTGTCCGCCGTTCGCATAGCATCAGCAAACTGTGATTTAAAGCTGGCGGAGTTGAGATGCAGCGCGACAGCCAACGACGCAACGTCAGCAGCCATGTCCTAATATCCTGAAGCAGTCAGCGAACTGCTGGTCGCTTTCAGATTGCGCAGCAGTCACCGGAGGAGAATGCACCGGCGCTGACGTTTCGGCCTCCGTTCTCAGGAGATCAAAATAGGCCTGCCAGTGGGTCAGTATGTTCGCCGGAAGTTCGGCTATTTTGCGGGGGTCCGGCTCGTCCCATCGGTCTGCCAGCATGAACAGCAGCCTGAGATGGGACGAGTCGGTTAGTTTTTTGTGGCTTCCTCCAGCGTGCCGTAAGAATGGCGCTGAACGAGCGTGACCGCGTCGAGAAGATCGGCGTTCGCGTGGGCGGCCATCAGCTGGTCTGCGGTGGGCAGTTCGCTGGCTTTGGGCTTGCTGCCGTCTTCATTGACCAGCGCTGCCAGAAACAGGTTTACCCCCATCGCGGACAGCTCTCGCGACGGAAGCCTGGCCTGGCGTCCGGCTTCAACTTTGTCGTTATAGTCATCCAGCTCGGCGCTGGTCAGGCGGCGAAGATACACCTTCTGGCCGAGGAGCGTTTTTTCAACGGTGGTATTCAGTGGGTTGATAAGGGATTTGTAGTTCATGTTTTTTATCCTGTTTCATCAGTAAAAAGCCCCGCGACCGGCGCGGGGAAATAGAAGGTTACTCGCCGCCACCGGCTGGCTGCTCAACGGACCATTTAACGCTGTTCTGCTTGCCGTAGACCTCAACCTGCAGCACTTTGCCTTTCGGCGTATCAACGGCCTGCAGGCTCCAGCCAGCCAGCACCAGTTCGACTTCTGAAATGCGCTTGTTGGGGAACTTCATGAAGAAGACCACCGTTTTTTTCGCATCGGCGTCGCTCAGCAGCGCTTCCTGCACGGTATCGGATGGATCATCAATGAAGACGAGCGTTTTATCCTCGCCCTCACCCATGTCGGCCATGTATTTTGGCTCTTTGTCGATGAGGCGTGTCACTTCGAGGAAGGTGCCTTTTTTCCCCGTTGCCCCAATCCCCATCGCGCTCTGCAGAAGCGCGGCGGTGGTAATGGTTGCGCCCTTCTGACCGTAGCGAACCTCGGTACCCGCAGGGAGTACCGCGTACTCTGACGGGGATTTGATTTCTGGATCTGCCATTTACTCTCTCCTGATTTCTAACGCCCTTCGAGGCCCAGCCGGATTTCTGCGGCCAGCACTTTAAGGATTTTTTGAACGTTGTAGTCCATCGCCGGACGAATGAAGGGGTCGGCGACCTGTTTGACGGTGCCGAACTCCTGCGCCACCGCTTTCATGTGGTGAATTTTGCTGGGACCGACGCGCAGCGTAACGATGGTGTTATAGCGCGAGGTCTCTGCCACGTTGGTGCTGCGGATTTTGATGGAGTCGCGCATGTGCGGCCCGATGCTTTCCTCATCAAAACCGGCGTGCTGCCGCATATCCTGCTCAACGACCGCAAGCGCGGCGCGTCCGGCATCACGCAGGAGTTTCACCCCGACTTTCTTGTCGATGCTTTCCAGCAGCCGGTCAAACTCCTTCCCGGTGGGGAATTTAATGTCCATCTGCATGGCGTTTACTCCGGAACGGTGAAGATGAAGTCGCGCACCAGCCGGTACTGGATGCGGTTGTTGGGAAGCGTGGTTTTCCCCTGCTGTATACCTCCGCGCTCAACGTACTGGACGGGCTGACCTTCCAGCTGGCCATGAACAATTTCCTTCCATTCAGCCCAGAGCGCCCCGTCGAACTGAAGCAGCGACGTGTACCGGTCGACAACATAAAGCGAAAGCTGTATCCGTACCTCGGACAACCCGGTCCGCCTCAGTCCGTCACCGACCTGCGGGTCGGAAATACGCTGGAACGTCGCGCCTTCCTGCACCGCATCCGGAAGCAGCAGCGGGTACGTATCCAGCCCGGTAATCCGCTCCACAGCGGTTTTAATTGCTGACTCGATCATGGCGTGAATCCGCCTCTCCGGTGATGATTATCCGATCCGTCAGGCGCTCGACGTTGCGAACGGTATATACCCGGTCCGCTGTCGATACCTTCCAGTCCACGTCAACCTTACGCGGGTACAGCGTGAAGAGGCACGTTTCGACGACCTGCTGCTGGTCCAGCGTCCGGACCTTCCGACCGGAGACCAGCTCCTTTTTGGACCAGGCCTTTCCGGCGCTCACCTCACGGGCCGGAAGCGTCTCGCCGAGCTCGCCGCGTTCTGTTTCCACGTAGCTGAGTGTTATCCGGCAGTTCAGCTCGCCGGGGCGCAGGGGGTCACTCATACGGTATGCTCCATTAGCGGGAACAGCAGGTACTCAACGCCCAAATCGGACGGCGAACCTTCTGCCGTGCCGGTGGGATTCAGATACCACTGCGAGACCATCATCTTCGCGGCCAGCTTGATATCTTCATCAATGATGTAACCCGTCTCACCGTCAGGCAGTGCGTCAAGCTGCGCCTGGTTCTCTACCAGCCTGCAGTAGTAGCTGCGCTCGATGCTGCGCTGAGCCGCGTCAATCAGGCTGGTCAGCAGGCTGTCGTGCTCATCAAAATCCAGCTCGAGGCGCAGCTGGGTTTTGGCTTCAGCCAATGTCAGTATCATGCGCGTCATCGTCCTTATTCGGTTGAAGGGCGCGTTCTGCATCTTTTGCCCAGACGGCGATATTTCGGTCCACCATGTCCTGAGCGACGGCGCTGTCAAAGCAGGCTACATCGCCACGGCTGTAGCGGCTAAACGGACCAAGGAACGTCACCGCGACGCGCCCGTTTTGTACCGAAGCGACTTTTCCAGTCAGTTTTGACATGCGTTCCTCTGGGGTTTCGTCCTGTTTTGCATCACCACCTGAATCCGTATCGTCGCCGTCCGGACCGGGTTCGGTACCATCACCGTCACCACCGGCTTCGCCTGCAGAACCGGCGTTAACGTCTGGTGTCGGTGCTGAAGTATCAGCTGCAGCTGCAGTCGTTACCGCTGGCTCGGCGTTGGTGTCGGTGGCGGTATCGTCTTTCTGAGTGTTTTTGGTTTTAGGAGCCATGATGTTCACCTGTAAAAAAGCCCACGCGGGGCGGGCTGTTAATCACGATTGTCGGAGTATTACCAGGTAACGCCGGTACCCAGCGCCAGGCCTTCGATATGGCGGAAGCCGATATCGTGCTCCATGATGACGCGGATCAGGGACTGGTTACGCGCGAACGCGGAAACGGTGTTACCATCTGCATCGATGTAGGTCGCCTCGCGGGAGAAATCGACCACCATTGCGCCGTCTTCACCAATCAGTACATCGTTGAAGTCAGCAAAGTAAATCTCAGACTCCTTGCCGCCCGTGCCCAGGTTCGCTGGAATAGCCGAGGTGCGCTCAATCGGATAGCCTTTCAGCATACCCGCTGCCATTTCCGGATAAACCTTGTTGCCGTTCCCGTCGCGCAGACCGAAGAGCTTCATGTAGGTGCGGTTGGACATACCCCAGCCGCACTTCAGCATGTTGCTGTTACCGTCCATCGCCATGAGGATCAGCGCATCAAGGTAGGTATCGATGGTCTGCAGGTTCACTTCGTCATCTGCAACCCACGCATGCGTGCGGCTACCCGCCGTGGCCACGGCCTTCATCCCTTTCGGGGTGTCGTTGGTGCCGTCATCGCGGAGGAACGCCTTATCTTCACGGGTGGAAATGCCGCTGATGATGTCGTCTAAAATCAGCTGCTCGACGTTGAAGCCGCCGCGTCCAATCAGCTGGTTGGAAATTGGCACCATGGTGATCAGCGTTTTGGCGTTCAGTTTGACGTCATCGAAGGTCGCACCGCTCGCCTTCACATCCTTGCCTTCACCGACATAGCTTGCCGTTGAGCCGCTGGCCAGTCGCGGGATCGCCAGATTACCGTTCGGCAGCGGGATGCTTCGCGCCCCGAGCTTACGCACGATGGTGCGGTCGCGCAGGAGCTCAATCACCTCGTTCTGCATGTTCTGCGGAACGAGCGCGCCGCCGGAATTGGCAGCTGTGCTGATCGCCATCGACAGCCCCTGATCGTTCAGGTCTTCCGCAGCGAACGCGGCGGCCTGCTGCAGGTCGCCCTTACCTGCCGCGATGGCCATCACCATGCGGGTCATGCCTGCACCTTTATACTGTGGCGGTTCGGCTTTCGCATGCACTGCCGGTGCGTTACGACCGTTCTGCGCAGCCTTCACCGGAACCGCCGTGGTGGCAGCGAGGCGTTCTGCCGCTTCCAGACGCTGAATGGACGCCGAAAGCTCATCAAACTGAGCCTGCAGGCCAGTGAATTGCTCCAGCTGCTCCGCGCTCAGCGTGCCACCGTCCATTTCAATCTGTGCCAGGGCCTGAACCTGAGTGTTAATACCCGCACGCTGGCGACGCAGTTCTTCGATTTTGTTCATCGTTTTTCTCTCTTTTACGCATAAAAAAAGCAGCCATCTGGCTGCTTACGGTGACGCTTCGCGTCGGGTTACATACGGGCCTGCTGATCCATAACAGCAGCACGTAACTGGATACTGGATTGCTGGGGCGAGGGTTTGTATTTCGCGGCAATCGCGTTGATGGCTGACTGAGGATCGGACATCTCATCTGCCAGCCCTGCCGCTATGGCGTTCTGCCCGAAATACAGCGCGGCCTGGGTGCCGATAACGGCGTCGATATCTATGCCGCGATACTGCGCGACGGAGGATGTGAACGTCTGGTATGCACCGTCGATCATCGCCTGTATCTGGGACGTGGCCAGCTCCGTCAGCGGTTCATGTGGGGATCCGTTGTTCTTGTTATCGCCGCGCGAGAACGTGGTAAATTTCAGCCCCACGCTCTCCTCCCATTTCGATGCTTCCATGTGCTCCAGGATGACCCCGATGGAGCCCACGCCGCTGGTTTCGCTGACGATAATTTTGCTGCAGGCCGACGCGATAAAGTACGCCGCAGAGAACGCGCTGAAGTTCACGATGGCCGTAATGGGCTTCACGCTGCGCGACTGGTAAATGTAGTCAGCCAGCTCCTTACAGCCCGATACCGCGCCGCCGCCCGAGTTAATATCGAGCACGATTTCTTTAATGCCCGGGTCGTTCAGAAGGGAAGCCAGCTGGCCGCGAATACGCTCGTAGCTGTTCAGCTCCGTACACATATTCACGATCTGGCCACGCCGGGGGACCAGGATGCCGTGGACAGGAATAACGCCCACGCCGCCGCCGCTTTGCTGAGGTTCATTCGTTTCCTGTAACTCATCCGGCCCCAGGGCCATTTCCAGCGGGGCCACATTCATGCCCTGCAGGCGGGGAACCAGGATCGACTTCACCGAGTCCATGATTTGCCGCGTGGCGTAGTGAGGCACCCCGAACACCTGGTCAGCCAGGTGCGGCAGGTTGATTAATTTCGACATTGTGTATACCTGTGAGAGCCTGATAATCAGGTTTTATGCAGTTCGCTGCAGGATTGCGCTGATTTCGCTTATCTGCGCGGGGGTGGCTTTATCCAGCCCGTGAACGGTGCTGGTATCGACCATATTCAGTGGCGTCAGATACTTGTCGCCGCCCTCTACCGGGGCCATGTTCTCCATGCGCCGGATATCGTTTACCGACAGCCAGCCCCACTGGCGGCCCAGCGCGTAGGACTCGTAACGCGATTTCTGATCGCCGCGCAGCAGCGACGAGACGTTGAACTCGATATAAAAGTCGCGACGCTCGCTGGGTAACAACAAATCGCGCATCATCGCCGCTTCATGGCGCTTCAGCCAGGCCAGCAGCGTGTACATCACGTACTGAAGCCCCTGGTGCTCGATGTTGTTGTTGGTCGATTTGTCGAGAAGCTGAATCATGTGCGGCGGGATTTTGTAAAGCCGACACACCTCGTTTACCGTCCACTGCCGCGACTGCAGCAGCTGCGCTTTTTCGTTGTCCTGCGACAGCTGCTTATAGCTCATGCCCTCCTGCAGCAGCGCCACGCTGAAGGCGTTTCGCACACCGGAATAGCGGTCCGTCCATTTGGCCAGAAGCTTGTCAATTGACGCCTGGCTCTTGATGGCTCCCGCCTCTTTGGGGCGCTCAATCACGCCGGACATCGTGGTGCCACGGGCGAACACCTGCGCGGCGTGCTGCTCAACCGCCATGCCCAGCCCGAGAACGTCCGCGTTTGTCTGAATCGGTGAGGTGCCGATGTATCCGTCGAGCGAGAAATACTTGATGTGGTGCATCATGCGCATCGGCACCGTTTCACCCAGCTCAGGCAGCTCGTAATACGGCATCCCGTCCGGCCCTTTCAGGACGATAACCTTTTTGGGGTTAATCGGTATCAGTTCAGCGATATCGCCGTTGCCGTGCCGGTCAATCAGGGAATAGCTGTTCCCTTCAAGCCCCAGCACGCCCTGCTGCTGTTCGTAATATTCAAAGCTGGTGTCCTTTCTGTTTGGCTGCGAATGGATCACATCGTACAGGGGATGATCCGTTGCCCTGCGCCGACCGCCTTTTTCGTCGCGCTGATAAAGCTCGACGGGCAGCTGGGCGATGGATTCGGCAAGGAGCGTTACGCAGGCGCGTATGGCCCCAATCCCCATTGCCGTTTCCGGCGTAACCAGCATGCCCGATGAACTCTTGCTGGCGCTGACGCTCCCGAGAACCGTTGTCCAGTTACTTCCTCCCGGACGCGACCTGCCCCGGAAGAACTGAGGAATGAACATCAGTTACCCCCTGGAGAATCATTCGCAGGCGCAGCGGCTCTGGCAGCAAAATAGGATGCCAGAAGGCAAAACACGCCTGCAGCAATAACGCCTGCAGGCGGAAACACCATCCACGCGCCAAACGAGATAAGCGCCGCGCCGAACAGGCCGATCATAAAGGTAATAATTGCCGTTAACATGCGACGTCTTCCTCATCATAAACGGATTGATTGCTGGCCCGACCGTTCAGCATTGCACGGCCTATAGCCATAAACAGCGCTGTCGCGCCGTCGATTTTTGACTGCTTGTCGCCCTTCGTCGGTCGGACGATATCGTCGCTTCCGGGGACATTTTTTCCGATAACGTTGCTGATACACCATGACAGGACCGGGTTCCCGTCATGGTGGAAACGACCGCCAGCGAGCGCCGCTTCCAGCTCCTTCATCGGCGGCGACATATTGGTGTAGTCCTGCCGGATAGAAATGGGCTCAAACCCGTGGTCCTGCAGCTCGTGGCTGAGCGCCGTGGCTCCGCTAGGGTCGATGGGGATTTCGCTGACGCGGACCTTATCAATTTCCTGAAGGTCGATAATGCTGGCCAGGATTTCGCGATAGTCCGCCTCTGCCCCATCTGTCGCTTCAAGCGCCCCCATTTCGACGAACTTCACATACCGGTCTGCAGTTTTGGCAATTTTCGGGTCCGTGCTCCGGACCGTGTCCTCCGGTACCCAGAATTACGGCCTGATGCAGTAGTAGTGTTTCTTACCCTCAATTTCGCGGACGAAAACGCCAACACCGGCGTTAAGATCCAGGCGCTGGGCAAGGTCCAGACCGAGGTAATAATCCTCGCCGGCAAAGTCCTCGTAGCGCAGGGATTTATCGGCGGCGGCATGCCATTGCGTCATGTTGTAGAACGCTGCTTTACCGGATACCCAGATATTCAGACGCTTCGTTTTAAAGGCGTTGACCTTACGCGGAACCTGTTTAGCGACCTCCATCTCCGCCAGCAGATCGTCATACGATATCGATACGTCGAGGTTCGGGTTCGCTTTAATGAAGTTGGTCGGGTCAGTCCAGTCGTCCCCCTCATCGAGCTCATAAATAAGGCCAAACAGGCGGTCGTTAGGCACATGCCCGTTGAGCATCTCCTTGACCTGCTTATCCTTGTCGTAGCATGGCGATTCCAGCGACGTACCTGCCGTGGTGATGATAAGCGTCAGCGGCTGCGAACGTGCGCCCATACCCAGCGTCATGGCTTCATACATGTGATCCGTATCGTGCTCATGATATTCATCAATAATTGCGCAGTGTGGGCTGTCACCGTCGCCAGGCTTCCCGGCGATGGGCGCGAACAGCGAACCGTCCGGACGGGTCAGGCTGTCAACCCAGACCGAAATATTGAATTTAGAGCGGAGCGACGGAAGGCGGTCTGCCATCTGCCTTGCTGGGGTGAAGACCTTTTTCGCCTGCGCCATCGTGGTGGCACCACAGTACACTTCGGCACTGTTTTCTCCGTCAGCGCAGAACATGTACGTGCCTATGCCTGCTGCGAAAAACGATTTCCCGTTTTTCCTGGCCACCCGGATATACGCTTCACGAAATCGGCGCTTTTTGGTCTTTTTCGTAACCCAGCCGAAAATCGAGCTGAATGCAAACGCCTGCCAGGGTTCCAGCTTAAGTTTTTGACCGGCTAAGTCACCGCTGGAGTGCGGTAATAGCTGAACGAAACGACAGGCGCGTTCCGCCAGTTCGCGGTCGAATCGGTAGGGATAATCCTTATCGAGAGAAATTTTCAGATCATTAAAATGGCGCTGGCATGCCAGCTGGATGCTCTTGCAGGCGAGTATTTTCCCGTTCAGCACATCCCGCGCATACTGGTTCGCCATATTGACGCTCGGGTACGCGGCCATAATAAGTCCCTAAGAATTGGGAACATCGCCCCAATCAAAATTCGTCAAATTCATTGCCGGATTTACTTTCCTCGCCCGACGCGCGTTTTCTGGCTCTGCTGTTGGGATCAAGTTTCAGAACTACGCTAAGACGGATAAGCTGTGAGATATACTTATCCCGCGCCTTTACTGCGGCTCCCATTTTCTGCCCACCGGCAGCAGTTTCATCCCCAATCCCATTAGCCTTTATTTCCTGGTTCGCGTCGTAAAGGAGTTGCACCGTGTTGCAATATTCCACCAGTAGATAGCAGTCCTCCATTTCGAACGAACCACGGTTAATCAGAATTTTGCAGGTACGTTTCCAGGCATCGATCGCCATCTCACCCAGCAGTTCATCCGGCGGTGAAACTGCACGAGTCAGAGAACTGACCTGCGTTCCGGTCTTCTTCGGCTTACGACCTCCCCCCGGCGATCTCACTCCGGTACTCATAGCGAATCACCTCAAAAATCATCAAAAAAAAAATTCTTATTTCTCACGCGCAAAAAACTACCGGGAGCGGCAGTCCTTAAAAGCGAAAGGGGTTAAGGATTTGATCCCCCCCTCCCCATGCGCTGACCGGCCGAGTTTCACCGGAGACGCTCCCTTGCAGTCTTGGCTCGATGGCATGGCCAACACAATGCCTCCAGATTGAAATCATCGTCCGTTCCTCCGTGAGCCTTGGCAAGGATATGGTCGACGGTATTTGCACGTGTTGCGATGCCAGCGCGTCGACACTCCTGGCATATATGTTTATCTCGCAGAAGGATACGTGCACGCCTGACTTCCCAGGGACGCCCATAACCACGCTCTTGTCGGCTTTTACCGTTCTGATAGTTGCGCCATCCTTCACTGGCATGTTTTTGATGGAGATCACAGTAGCCAAATGAATCATTCACTACCGCTGAGCACCCCATATGGCGACAAGGTCTTTTAATACGAGGGGGCATAGCTAATTGTCTTAATATTGATGAGTTTGAGCATTAACCTCACTCCATTATAAATGTTGTCATTCATGCTTAATAACCCCCCCCCACTTAATTACATTGGCGAGTTATAAGAACCATGATGACTTGCAATCCCAACTTATAAAAATGAGATCAAGCTAATAATTATACATTATAAAGCCCACATATTAACCACATCCAACATGAACTGAATTTTATTAAGTTCGCCCCCACAAATTAAGGGTTTAAGTTGGTAGTTTCATGGTTCATTCATCTAACTCGCACCTTCCTTCGCTAGCACCCTACTATTAATTGGAGGTAATAAATACCAGCTAATTCATTTATTATACTTTGCTTAAATCTTTTAAGGTATATACATATGACAACTAATCAGCAACTCAGCACCTTCGCAATTACATCACAGAAAAAACCGCATCATCCAAGTGACAACAAAACATGCATGGTGCTAATGATTGCCTTTATTTTCAGCATTCCCTACGCCGCCGCGCTTAATGCTGCGCTGTTGGAAGAAAATAATTTAAAAGTTTCTTTAGCGTGGATTGGTATAGCCTTCGCTGTCATATGGATTGGATACGACTTGAGTAAGCTAAAAGAAAAAACTAAGTTCCATGTGATTTTTACAATCGCCGCCAAAGCTATACCTGCGATTTTGGCTTTAATTGGACTTAAGTTTTCCTAACCTCATTATTTTTTTATTTAAAAACAATGAATTAAACAATCCACTACTGAGTTACCCCCTTATGAGGTTCGCACTATGGTATCTAAGCAACGTTAAAAACTGATCGAGCTGATCCTTGTAGGCGGAATCAGCATTGCCCGGTACGCGACGCGCCCCCCCCCACGCGAGTTATCACACGTTTAAGAAGCTGGCGCCGGGGGAATGGTTTAACTCGGTTTCAGTTTCCCGCTATATCGAACTCTATGAGCACGAGATACTGGCGAAGCTGAATCCGGAACAGACCTGGAATGAGCTGCATCTGTTGGCAAGATGTGAGCCTGTACTGCTGTGCTGGGAGCCGCCGGGAGAGTTTTGCCATCGACAGTTGGTCGCGCGGTGGTTCAGAAAGGAGTTGGGAATTGCTGTTGATGAGTACAATCCCCACGCCACACCGCAGTTGGATATGTTCTAAAGCAAAGCCGGGAAAACCCGGCTTACTTCTTGTTAATTGGCTTGGTGACTATATTAGCGCAGTGCGTATGAATTTCATGATAGGAAATCTCGCCATCCACATATCGAATATGATTGTCATTGATGAAAAGCCAAGATTCCGTCACATGCTTATTGTCCACCAACGAACCCTCCAGGCTAAACCAAGCAAAAGCGGCTTCAGCCAATAAATCAGTCAGCTCATCAATCTTCGCTGGATTATCCCTTGTGGTTCCCGGAGGGCTCAAATGGCTTGGAAGCGCAACCAGGCAATAGGCGTATTTGGCGACGGCTGATTTAAAATTTACCTTCGCCTTAAACTGCTCCTGTTTTTTCCATTCTTTCATCGCGCAAAACGCAATACCTACGGTTGCAGCTGTAAATATTGCAGATATTGCAGCCCAAATTGTTGCCCACGGCCAAGCGTAGATTGTTTGCCACATGAAAACCTCCTTGAGTTAAGTAGATTATTCTACCCTGGTAAACGCATAAACTGGGGATTGCTGTTGATGAATACGATCCCCGTGCTACACCGCAGATGGATATGTTCTGAAGCAGAGCCGGGGAAACCCGGCTTTCACTTAAAGACGAATCTTATCTTCAGAATGCTGTCACACGCATTATGCAGAACAGTGCTACCGTCCTCTCCTTTAAGAAAAGATGAATGATGCGAGTAAATATTATTCCAGTGAGCCAGAACATCGATCTCCTTATCAAGCAAACCTTCGCAATAAAGAAAAGTATTACGGCATTGATTAAATTTTGAAATCAAACTCATCCTTAAGTCGTAATAATCGGCGTATGCCTTCTCATCACTTAAGTCATCAGGAAGAAGGAGTAAGGCGTAAAGGTAATCTGCAATAGCTTGTTTAAAAGCCATCTTAGCCTTCAACTCATCTTGTTTTTTCCAACGTAACAGTGCCAACCCAGCAACAATAACTGCCAATAATGTAAAAATTGCCGAAATCGATGCCCAGATGTTTGCCCAACTTGCTCCCAAAATCGCCTGCAACATAAAGCCTCCATGATTTAAGGAGGTTATTCTACCCTGGTAGGTATCTAACTTCCGATAGCGAGCATCCCATCAAAGTTGATTTTTTCGGATATTAAGCGCTGCCTCGAGTGCTAAGCGAGTGAAGCATGTCTGATGAGTAAGGCATTATCGCAGGTACTCAAGGAATGCCTGCTGTAATGCTCTCGGCTCTTTTCTCAACATAGCCCCTTGCTATGCACCAGACGCTCTCTCAGGATCACCAGCTGAGAAATAGACGGGCTAACATCGGGCCAGCCCTCTTCCCCGCAGCTATCGAGCCATATAGCTAGGAGGATAAACAGAATCAGCATTATTGATTCCAGGTCAGTGAACTGGATTGACGCTGAAACTCAATCTCACGAACACCAGCAAAGTTATTGTTACCTTTCTCAATAACTGCCAGCAGCGGCTTAATCCACAGGACAGCCTGGCAATAGGTCATTGAGCTGGCGGCAGCGGTACGATCATCGGCTTGGTTAGGTCTGCCGGTATCGGTGTACATGGCGCTGGCACGTAAACTGTGCGCGTATTCGAGCAGCCCACCAGCAATGTCAGCAGGAACAGGCAAATCACAGGTTTTTTCACGGCGGAGAATCTCCCGGTATTCGATTACAGTTTCTTCGGTGCTGATATCAATCAGCGAATTAAGCCTGTTGGCGTGCTCTGCAACCTGATTGTATCGGCTGAAATTGAAAGCCTGAGTGGCAATCACTTGCCCCTGTAGCGTGTTATCACTGCGAAGCACATCGTTATCACTCTTGATATTTTTGACATCAGCACAACTCTTTACGAGAGCAAGTGACAGGCCAGCAATAATGATAATGACGACCAGACCAGGATTAATTTTCATTGTCCTAACTCCCAACAAGTTAGCGCGCTTTCCTGATCGCGCCGCTCTACCTGTCCATAACAACCATTCTTCTGGCCTTTAGTTAGGCGACAATCACGTCCACCGTCCTTAATCCACCAGCGTATTGCTTCACATGCCCCTTTACGATCTCCGGCGTTAATGCGCTTATAGAAGGTCGAAGGGAAACATTTACCCGGGCCAATGTTGTACGGGCAGAAGGATGCTATACCGACCTTCTGCGGCTCTGTCAGAGGCACTTTGATATTGCGATCAACCCAAGCTAATGCCTTATCGCGTTCAATAGCGTTAACCTTCCGGCATTGTTCCTCAGTGGCTGTCATGCCCCTAACAACACGTCTGCCATCGATAAAGGTAACGCCGTGACATAAAGACCAGACCCCACCCGGATCAACAACGGCCACCAGCGCATTGCCTTCTTTCTCGCTGATGAACTGGTCAAAAATGAGTGGAGCAGATGCACCTGATGCGATTAGTGCCAGCACTGCTGCGCTGAGTTTTGATTTATTAGACATCATTCACCTCGCGCAGCTCTTCGACGGTCTGCTTTGATTTGGAAATAGAGGTTGGTGAGAAAGGTGAGCAAGCCGAACAGTAAACTACCGATCACACCTATAGCCGCCCACTGCTCTGGGGAGTAACCGTCAAGAAGTCTTCTAAACCAGTAAATGGCACTACCTCCCGATGCGCCGTAGGAAATGCCAGTAGTTATTTTGTCCATTCGATACATGCTCTCACCTCGCTCTATGCGGGTGCTGTCGTGAGAATAAAAAAAGCCCGCTTTTGAAGGCGGGCTAATGAGTTGACTATTTGTAAGGTAGGTGTGAGTAAGGCCTATGCTCAGGAGTGAAGCTGTATCGGCTGATTCACTATCGGTCCAGGAGAACCACAGGGCATTCAGTTACTTCCCACAACTCAAAGAGTAGCAGCAGTTTGCAAAACCATAAAAAAAGGCCTGCTTTTTATGGCAGGCTCTCAAGGAATTTGAAGCTTGTATTATTGTTGTCATGGTGCCGGGTGCCTCCCGGTGACTCTACCCCAGTCAGCAAAGCCGCGCGCATACCTGCAGATAGCAGTCGACTGGAACGCCCTTTCGCTTAGAAAGGATTCACCACAGAAATAAATTACGCTGAACTTATTCCTTCGGTCAATGGGATTAGACATCGCCACCTGATGGAGGTCTTACAAATGAAAAAACCTCGCCGAAGCGAGGCTATTTGAATTTGAGGCACCTCATCCAACAAACCACCCCGGTTAGTTGGATTTTGACGAGATGCTTTTGGATGAGCGCTGAACCCAAGGGTCAGTATTTTCACACAGCAATTTTGCGAAAAGCAGCGCTCACGCAAAAACATCTATGGGAGATGAAGGAAATTGGCATCGATAATGAAATCCGAGATAACATCAATGTAAATAACAACTCCAGCTATAAGGCTGGCAATCAGTATCAGGGCAATCATCCAGACGCCCATAGGTCACCTCTTCTGTGGTATTCCCAATACAATCCTTATTCATCACTACATAGAGATGAAAGTACATTGCACAGCTAACCACAAAACAGATTACCAACGCCAGCGTTTTGAGTATCTTTAACAATAGATTCTCCCTGTACATTTATTGTACGCAGTTTAATTCAAACTGGATCAACAAACTGTCAACACAAGGGATAAACCATAGCTTGCAACACCGGGCCCTTAAAATTTTTTTTACGTCGAATATGTCTGGTGAGTTCGGCGATATGACAGGGGTACTGGTGGAATGCACCTTCGCGAATACCCCTGTCGTATCGCCGTAAAACAAAAGCCCCGACCGGCGGGGCTTTTGTTATATTCAAATTGTCGCTTAAGTTCGCTGCCATCGCGGCGCAGCTCTGCCAAGCATGAATGAATTATCTAAATTCCTGGCTCGTTTTCAATATATAAATAGAATTAGAGCACGAAAAGTTAAAATCCAATCATTCAGTTCTGCTCAGCCAGGAGCTTCCGCGTAGATAAAAAGACCTTCGCCCTGAATATCTCTAGGCACCAGCGAACTCGTTTTCTGGCCTCCCAATCCGTTAGCCAAGGTGCGATAGATTGTAGTTCCCGCGTAATGTCTGAGATTTTTTTGCGTGTGGTGTAATACTGCAGACCGACGATATAAACCGGGTCATTTACATCAAGCGCCTGCAGCACTGACTGCTCGACAAAATCAACGTCATCATCGTGTATAGCTTCATCAATGATGCTGGTGGCGGGCTGTGGCCACAAAATGGCGTGAGCACGATTTAACGCCTGTGGCCCTCTGAATCCCTCTGCTCGAGCTTGTTCCAGTGCAGCTGTAAAGCGAGACAATGCCTTATCCGACCATCGCCCGCCCTTAAGAACATCCCAGCATGCATGAGCGCGAGGCAATCGTGGGGCTGTTCCACCGCTTACCCCCTCGCCCCATGTTGTCAGCAATGATTTAATCCATGCCGACTGAATACCTGTAAGAAGCATGCTTTTACCCAGCCAGCTTTTACGCGGCGCACTCGCTGCTTTACCCAGCGCTTCAATATGATTACGGCGTTGACGTGGTGTCATCCTGTTCGCTCCTTACGCCAGAACGCCGAGCGCGTAGGCCCGGTCCAGCACTCTAATGATCATTTCCAGCTGCGAGCCATATTTGCGCTCGAATGCCAGGCGGTCGTTATGAAGTTCGGTATGATGTTTTCGGCAAAGTGGAATCGTGAAGATGTCGTGAGCTTTTGTTGCCATGCCACCCTGCCCCCATCCGATTAAGTGATGCGGGTCGTCTGATTGCTGCTGGCAGCATTCGCAGGGCTGTGTTTTCACCCAATTCAGATAATCGCGACTTTCCCAGCGCAGACGCTTTGGTCGACGCATGAAAGACTGAGGAGGAACTGGATCCACCATCACGCCCACCAGCGGTTCTGTCAGCGCTTCAGGCAGGTCAACGGCTGACACTAATTTCTCAAGGATGCTGGTGGCCGGTACTTCGGGAATTATGTCACTTTCTCGTCCAATTGGACTTTCTTCACGCAGACGAAGAGCTTCACGAACGCATGATTCTGGAAGTGCATCCGTAACTTCTTTACGAACAGCCCACCAGCAGAGCTCTGCAAGTGAGATCTCCCGGCTTTTGTCCAGGCAAAGATGAATGCGGACAGAATCCATAACAAAGGCAATTACATTTCTGCGTGCCAACTCTGCCAGTGCTTCGGTACGCTGCTCTCGCAAGTGGTTATCGCAATAGCCACAAAGCAGGATGGAGCCAGGCTCATGGTGCATAATAGTTAGTTCGTGATAGTGGTAATCACTATGCTCGTACTGGCACCGTCCACCAGCGTATCGCAGCAACCAGTAATCCAGGCCACTAATCCCGCCAGCGGCATGAATCACTTTGTCATTCAGAAAGAAAGTGCGTAGCGATTTATCATCACCTAGAGGCTGGCGGGCATCAGGAACGCGACCCGTTTCCAGATGAGCCATGCTATCTGGCTGTCGCTCAATCAGCACTCTACCACCACCAAATAAGCTCATAAGTTCGCTGCCGGGCTTTAACAGCACGACACCAAGCTCTCTGGCGATTACAGGTTGAAGGAGCGCGCGCATCAGTCGATATTCCTGATAATTATCTGACCGACTTCACCCCATAGCTTCGTAATCCGTGCATCCCAGATATGAGCGTCATCTTCATAAATGGCATCGGAGAGTGCTTTAACCAGGTTATCGAAGTCAGGTTTACTCTGGTGTGGCTTACCATCAAACTGCTGGCGCTTCTTCTTACTCCAGCTTTTTGGCATTGGAAGAATGAAGGTAATGTGTGAATTAGATTCGGGCATAGTGGCACCCAGGAGCCGGACATGGTCGCAGAAAGCCCGATAACGCATAACTTGCGGGCGCTTCTTCCATTTATCTGCACGCGTCATGCGCGGCTTTCCCATCGGGAGGATGTTGTAGGCAGTCACAATCACCCCCATGCCCGTGAACGCATACTTTGCTGCGTCTTAGGTGCGGATTTTTGCTGTGGCAGAAGTGCGCTGACTATCCAAAGGCGAGGGTCAATATCGAGACTCTTCTCGACAGGAACACCTTTAGACTTATAGCGCGCCACCAGCTCATTGGCTTCTTCGGTTGTCAGCCCGGTGTGAGTGAACCAGCTTTTCTTCATGCCGCCTCCTGCAGGAGTGACATCAAAAGAAAATTGCTGGCCCTTTGAGGGGTCAGTAAGGATTCATTCTGGTTTGATTTTCGCGCCATGGTTTCTCTCCAGTGGCGCAGCAGGATCAGCGGTTCAGGCTGATGGAATCATCTTAACACATCAATGTTTATAAGGTAGAACGCAAAATAAGAAAAGCCCCAACGAGGGGCTTTTAGAAGTGTTAATAAGATTTATTTCTTAAGCATTTCCTTCAGTTTTTTTTTGCTTTCTTCAGAAATTTTGCCGTTGGTATGGTGGTTTTTCGGTTTCATAAGCTCCCTCATTATCGCCGTACAAGTTAAGTTAGTTAAGCAGGTCTCTCAGAAAGATCATCTTCAAGCGCACTTTTTGTTCTTTCATTAGGCTCATTAGCATACACATACGCCTCATCGTTATCTGCTGGCGTACCAGTATCAAGCCCTAATGAGTCGCTAACAGCAGCGCTTTCCACGTTGCTTGAAGCATGAACATCATCAGTGTCAAGGCTTGGTTGATCAGAAGCTTCTTCTTCAGAAGGATTCGTTTTTTCTGACCCATCATCCTCATCTTCCGAACTGTCATCGAAAGAAACCGGGTAACCTTTTTCTATCGCAATAGCCTTGACTTTTTCATAAACAGAGTTAGAAATCAATCGGAATATCGGCATAGATTGCGTAACCACAGCTATAACCTCTGCTTCCGATAAAGAGTTGGATACTTCTTCAGCAACCTCATCCTTACCAAGAAGTATAGCAGCCCCGAGGGCTAACCATGCTTCGTCGTTATCTATTGATTCAGTAAGTAATTCCTCCAAATCAAACATGAGCTCAGATTTTATCGTTTGATCCTGTAACTTTTGACATAGAGCTCTGTTAATAGTGATAAGACTTTTATGTTTTGCTGGAATTGCACGGGTATCTAAAAGGTCCATCAAGCCGTTTGCCATTGAGTATTTTTCAAAATCCATTAAATCTACTAAGGCGTTGACAATTTTTGTAACCTCACCTTCTTTTAGTTTTTTATAGCTTGCTAATCTCTTAAGAGATTCATTAATCTGCTCTTCATCTTTAAGATGAATATAAGATCGAAGCAACAATGCTTCAGTTTCGATTGAAGGCCCGTTTGACAAATGCTTTGTCGCATACTCAACACACTCTTTATATTCCCCCGCTCTAAAAGCAGAGTTTGCTATAAGATAGTTTGGTGTATTGTAAAAATGAAGATTTTCTGGGGACCCTGCAAACTGAGTTTCTTTGAGCATTATTTCCAATGATTTTGTAATTGAATCATCATCAAGAGAGAATGCTTTTTCAGAAAAAAGGATTTTAATTTTTTTAACAAATTGACTTACTGTATTTACACGCCTTACATGATCTGCAAGATTGTCCATATCTCGTCTAATGATTGTATGTTGAGAATCATCATCATCATCATCCTCAGAAATCAAAAAATATCTATCAAGCTTGTTTGACAATGCTGAATATGGCTCCACGACTTCCTGTTGAAGAGAACAACCTAAAGCCTCATGCAGTTCAGCCATAAACTCATCAAAGCCATCAATTTTAATTAAATGGAAATGTGGGAAACGCGCTAAGTTTTTTAGCGGTTCAGGAAGATTATCAATACCATCTCTTACACACCAATAAATACCATGAGGGAAACACGTACCAGAATGCAATAACGTATTAAGTGTATCCATGATTGAACGGTCATGTCCTGAATAACCGACAACAATCATACCAAACTCAGTAGCGAATTGTCTAAATTTAGCCCTCATGTTATCTTCGAGCGACTCGAGTTCACGTATAGTATTTTTTATATTATCGAAAAGAAAGTCGCCGTGCAGTTTGATGATTTTTGGGCGAGTCGTAGTAAGTCTTACGCTAGCAATGCTCGAATCATGGGCGCAAACGATAGGTCTCAAATTGTTAGAGAATGTAAAGCATGCTTCATTAACTAAATCATCGAAGTTAGTAGTAAATATGGTATTGAAATGACCTTTATCTAAAAGGTTAGTTAAATATACATACCCCCAAGACGGGTTAGCTCCAGTTATACAACTTTCTATAAACTCTCGTCTCTGTGTAGGTTGATCATACAACGCCTCAAAAAGTTCTGAATACTCATTTTCTTTATCAAACCAGGGTTGCTTGGACAACTCATCTTCCCCATGCATTGATGCATAAGCCTTCCTCCAGCGCTTAACCATTCCCCCCGCACTCTCAACACCACTGGTGATACTGGCTCCAGCGCCAAGAAAAAGCGTAAAATTCGGATGATGCTGTTTGGTTGAAGTAAGTATGTTAATGAGATGCTGCTGTGGTCTAATTTTCATGCATATATACCAGCGGTAATTTTTCTTTATGGTTTAACAACAATATGATACACGATAACCTGCCATTTCAAGCATTTTTGTAAAAAGCGACAGGTTTCCTATAATTTCATCATCCTGCAACGGCATGAAGGACACTTCTTCGCCCCGTCTATACATCAAAGCTCGATCACATTCTGGAAATGAGTGAAGTCTCGCAACGATAACCCCATCGTGACATCTGATGACCGCGTAGCCCTTATTTGGTAATTCTTCTTTCTGTTCCACCACTCCCCCTCCACACTGGAAAGTCATTGCATGCTGTATCAATAAAACCAGTCGTCTGCGCTTTCCCAGGTCTGCTGGAGGATTTCCTCAACCTTCTTCTTAGCTTCTTTTTCGCCACCGTAAACACTTAACCCATCGGAACCTGCGCGACGAACAATCAGATTGCACTCATCGAACTGACTCTGGAGCCGTTTTAATAATTCTCTCTCAAGTGCCGGGACTGCGCCCTCTGGAAGTTCTTTAGTGCGATCAATGGTTAATTCAACTTTCAT